TCCTCTGCGAACCTAGAAACAGCCGCTCTAACGAACGTGCTCTGGGACGCGAGGAGTCTTTTCGAGACGAATACACGCCTGTTGGCTTTCGATCTACCCTTCTCCGTGTCTTCCAGCACGATTAAGGCGACGATTGTCAGCTCTCTTGTATCGGCCTGCGTCGACTATGAATTTCCCATTCACTTAGTTACGACAGCACAACCCGCCGTCTCCGCCATGTTGACAGGTGTCAAAGCCACCACCCTGTCACACGTCTTGGTCCCAGTTATGGGCACGACGGCGCTCTCAGTACCACCTATCGCCCTAGCATGGGGCATCGTCAGTGCGGGTGCCACAGCCAAATGGTTGTGGGACACGTATGTTGGGTCTGGCACACACACGCCCATAGCGGACCGTTGGGATTACACCACTCCAGGTGATATCCCTCCGGCCTACTTGGTTCCCGTGACGTTTGCGCATCCCCCGAAGCACATGCCTACGCGATACGTCGCTCCGCGCAATTACGATGTGAGTCCGAAAGCGCGCCTCAAGATCAAGGAAGATCCGAAAGCGGGATCTGAGCAAAAACCGCTTTGCAGCCTGATCGGGATTGGATTCCAGATCACCCCTACCTATTTTGGAGGGGGTCAGGATAACGTCGTTTCGGCAGTTACGAACCGCGTCCTGAAGGCGACCCCCAGCCCTACTAAAGGGTTATGGGATACCGTAGCCGAGCTCTACAACCAGACCCCACTTCAGATGGAGTACCATGCCAACAAGAGGCCGTTTGTCAGTAATCTTGATTCTTTGCAGGCGTGGGCCAGCAAATATCCCAAGACGAGACGCGACGAGTTGGCCAAGGCATTTACCATGCTGGCGGATCGTGGGTTCAAACTGCAGAAGCATGATCTGCAGATGAGCGCGTTTACGAAGACCGAGAAGGCAGTCGCAGTGACTGTGGTCGACGGGGAGGTTCCTTCGGGACACGTCGACAGCAAGGCCCCTCGCATCATCTTCGCGATGAGCGATGCTGTCTTGGCCCTTGAAGGGCCGATAGCACACCAGGTGGGTCTCCGTCAGAAGGCAGCTTTTGCCAAACTGAAGGAGCGAAACCCGGTGAGTGGAATTGCCCCGCGTGAATGCAGCGCGGAGATACTCGGTAAGTGGGTGGATGACGTCATCGCCCATCTAGGAG